TTTGGTCAACCACCTTACGCACAACCAGGTGAAACTATTTTCTCTTTCATTGCCCAACCGGGAGAAAGAGCAACACTTGCCTTAGACAAGATCAAAGCCTTAACTAACACAACACTAGGTGGACGTGGTACGTTCCCTAATGGTCCAGACGTGTTGGCAATCAACGTATTTAGAACTGCTGGTACAGGTAATGTAGCAGGAACAGTTACACTGCGTTGGTCTGAAGCACAGGCTTAATGTATCAACTCATCAAGCATATATGCGAGACGTGTGGGTGTGAACAACACTGCAAAAGATCGTGTGGAGAATGTCTAGATTGTCCAGACTGTCGTTGTAAGGAATGTATTAAAAAAGACTGATAAGATGAATTATAATAGGCTTCGTGTACTGGAAAGAGAAAACCCACACAAAGAACCTGAACGATGTTTTGTTTTACAAAAATTAATCGAAAAACACAATTTAAAAAAAGGCGCTGAACTAGGAGTTAGAAGCGGCGAACTTTATTATTTTTTGTTATCTCATTGTCCTGAACTTACCTTGATTGGTGTAGATTTGTACGAAAGTCAACCAAATGGAAGTACTGATCCTCAACGAAAAAGAACATATGATCAACCTCATATGGGGTTTAGTTATGATCACTCAATGTATCACAATTTCATAAAAGAGTTACAAAATGAATTTGGAACAAGAGCTCAATTTATAAAAGATTGGACTTCAAATGCGTCTTTATTAATTGAAGATAATTCATTAGATTTTGTGTTTTTAGATGCTGATCATGGATTTGATGGATGTTCGCAAGATATTGAAAAATGGACACCAAAAGTTAAATCTGGTGGATTTATAACAGGACATGACTTCTGGTTGTCAGGAGTAAAAAAAGCAGTACAAAAATATTTTGGCAACGATTATAAGAAATATCCAGATCACGTCTGGATACATCAAAAAAAATAAATTATTTTTCTTCTATTTTTTGTGAATCGCCGGGAATAATTCTATAATTGTCTTCTGGATCATCAGCAGTACTCACTTCTGTGATGCTACCGCGATCAGTTAAACATTGTACTTGATGTGGCATTAGAGGTAAGTTTCTCCAAGTTTCGCCTTCATTAAGTTCTTTTGTTAGTAAAGTTGCAGTTTGAGTGTCAATCCAACTTAAAAGAAATTTACCTTCATTTACAAACCAAGTTTCATCTTTAGTTTTGTGAAAGTGCATTGAAAATTTAGCACCCTTGCGTTCGAACACCATAATTTTTCCACAGTATTTGTCATTGGAAGCCCAAATTAATTCGTATCCCCAACCTTTGTCTACTTTACCTTCTTTATTAATCATTTAAATATTGCTCAACTGTTTTATATTTTATTATAACATTTTTATTTAATTCTGTTAAATCTGCACAGGTGTAAGACTGATATTGCCCTTTAAGTTGTTGAGGCATAGGTATTGTTTGTATTTTGGCATTGTATTTTTTAGCCACAGATTCTGCAACACTTTGAAAAGATGTTGCTGTACCAGTACCAACATTGTAAATACCGCTCACATCTTTTTGTAGCATTTGGCACTGTACATTACATAAATCATCTACACATACAAAATCTCTAAGGAATTGATCACTATTTTCAAATAGTTTTATTATGCCATCTTGTTTTGCTTGTTTTGTAAATTTACTTACTGGAGATGCTTGATCACCTTTGTGTTCTTCATGATCTCCATAAACATTGAAATATCTAAATCCTTGTACTAATATTTTAAATTCTCCCATGGCTTGTTGTACAAATCTATCAAACAAATACTTGCTCCAAGCATATGGTGATTGAGGATACACTGGACCGTTTTCTACAAAACTGTTTGTGTTACCATACACACTGGCAGAACTGGCATATTGAAAATTTACTCCCATAGTGTCGCACATCTGTAATAATTTTAAACTGTATTCATAATTTTGATCCATAATTAGTTCTACATTTCTTTCGGTTGTGGAACTAATTGCTCCAAGATGTATTACCCAATCATATAAACTAGGATCAGGAAAACTATTTTTAGCATATTCAAATTTTGTGACTTCATGATTCATGTCAATTAAATGTTTACACAAATTTTTTCCTATAAATCCTTCAGCACCTGTTACACAAATTTTCATATATGACTCCATAAGTTATTAATTGCTTCTGCTCCTTGTGGCAAAATAGGTTTTAATAATTGGTTATTCCAACTAGCAACAAAATTAATATTGATATTAACTCTACATCTTGTATCTGTACAAGTACTACCAGTGTGTTCCATATAACTAGGAAATATAACCATAGAGTTTGCTTCGCTAAAAACTTTATCGCCATCTTTAAATTCTGTGTAACCATTGTTTGTATTACAATAAAAGATTGCTGTGTAACTTAATGGCACACTGACATCACAATGCATACCGTGAGTTACAATTTCATTTTGTCCAGGAATATTATTTGCTTTCACACGTAAAAAAGTATGAGGTTGTAACACAGCAAATATAGGAAACAACATATTCCATAATTCAGGACCTGTCACTATATTGCTCCCTTCATGAAATTTGTGTACAAATTGTATTTGATATTTTTCTTCTGTATTGGATTGATGTGAATGTACAACATGGTTTTGATAAAACCAAGGAAATTTATCACTCATGATTATATCCGTTAACTGTTTAAAATGTTCATCACTTAAAACATTTTTTATTGTTATTTTGTTATTTTTTATCTGTTGTTCCATTAACTTTGTTTAATAAATTTGTTGTTGAAAAACCTTTGACAGTTGGAAAAATTTTCACATCTGCCATTTCATTACCTACAGTGGTTTCCACACTGTAATCTCCACCTTTAACTATAACATCAGGTGTATATTTTTTAATTGATTCTAGTGGTGTATCTTCATTGAACACAACAACCTGATCTACCCAAGGCAACTCCATTAATTGTTGTTGTCTTGCTGACATACTATTGTAAGGACGGTCATTGCCTTTTAGTCTTTTAACACTATCATCTGAATTAATACCTACAATCAATTTGTCTCCTTGATTTTTGGCAAATTTTAATAATTCTAAATGTCCTTGATGTAAAATATCAAAAACTCCATTAGTCCAAACTATTGTGTCTTCTATATCACTAATCTTAACAACAGTGACGCCTCTGTGTTGTACAACACTACTTGCACCTTTCAAAGCAAGAGAACAAGCATCTGTCATACTATGTCCTTGTTCAACATATTTTACAATAATTGCTAACACTGTATCTCCTGCACCACTAACATCTGCCAATTCAACAGCGTCACCAGTGATGTGTTTGTATTCATTGTCGCCAACAACATGAATGCCGTGACCTCCGTCAGTTATCACTAACCAGTTCCAATTGAATTGCTTTCTGTATTGATCAGCATTTTTAGGATCAAATTTCCCAAACCATTGCTCATACTCTTTCATATTAGGTTTAACCAAATATGCGTTTTTATAGCAGTCAGGATTTTGTTTTGGATCTACGTAAACTCTTTTTACTAGATTAACAATATCATTGACGAGTGTGCTGTTGATCACTCCTTTGTTGTAATCGCTTACCAAAACAATATCGTCTTTTTGTAAATTTTTTAATAAATTTTGTGTGGGTTGAGATTGGGTGTATTGTTCTTCACGATCCAGTCTCAACAAGTGCTGTCCGTCAGGACCAATCATACGTGTTTTCACAGTGCTGGTTACAGCATCGTTACTGATGTATGATGTGATATTGTTTTTAAGCAGTATTTCCTGTATTCTATGCCCTGGGGCATCGTTGCCCACCGAACTGTAAAGATGCGTGTCTACGCCGAGATTTGACAGGTTTAAAGCGAGGTTTCCTGCTCCTCCTATGTTGTATTTACGATCACTTTCCTTTAGTACAAGAGTGGATGCTTCTGGAGATACTTTGGTACAATCGCCCTGTACCCAAACATCTAGCATTACGTCTCCGATTATTTTCATTTGATCAATTTTAACATTTTAAACACAGTATCCAATTTAATTTGGTTGGTTTTATTTTGGAAAGTTTTACGCAATCCTTGGTGTAATGGCTTGGGCCAATTACCAAAAGTTACCCATGCATATCCATCGTGCTCTGTGTTTAAAGTTGGAATAAATTCTTTTTCAACCACACACAAATATGTATGATATAAAAAATTTTCATCGTTACTGATGAAAGTTTCCATTGGAATAGTTTTTTTGATTTGTTGTTCGCCTATTTCTTCTTTAATTTCTCTTTGAAGACCGTCCCATAAATTTTTATCTGAAGTTGTGGTACCGCCAACAAGTCCCCATACATTATTTTGTTTGCTTTGGGTTCTATGTAATAACAAAAATCTTTTGGTATCTAATGTATAGAAGAGTGCTCCACACCCTACAATTTTACTGTTCATGTAAGTAATTATATGACTACTGGATCTTCCAAGTGCCTTTTCGATATTCACCTTCGAAAGACAATAACCATTCACTACCATTCCATTTGTACTGAACGCCAGTGTTCAAATTGGTAACGTGTGTGAGATCTGTGATTGTGCTGGCATCAAAAATAACTTCCCAATTTGTGCCGTTCCATTCTATAATGTCATTTGCACCTGCAACTAAATCTATATTGCTGTCACCTTTCCAAGCATCAGCACCATCTTCGTTATCAGAATCACCAATACCTTTTAACAACAATAATCTTTTTCCATTCTGTTTGACCGTTGATGGATCAAATTTTGTAGGATCTACTATAAAGTCAACTGATCCACTTGTTGTGATTGGGCCAACAATTACAGTATCAGTTGGGATTGTATCTTCGTCCCAATTAATTAAAAGTTGGAATGGATTTGTTTCATTGACTGCAACTGTTCCAACCACTTGGGCATCAATACCTTCTCTATTCAAATAAATTTTACTTAATCCGTTTTTATAATTTGGTATAGTTAAAACATTACCTGTCCATACTTCTCCGCCTATCACACCTTTAGTAATAATTTGAGCAACACTGTTTAACACATAAATGGTTTGATCTATACCTGTTGTTCCTTGTACTGAGTCTGTATCTTTTCTTACGGCTCTTCCTTTGTCGTCTAACTTAATACTGTTTTCATATCCATCTTGATATGCTTTTAGTTCAGGCATAGTTTGACTTAAATCTACATTTCCTGTTTGCTCATTGAATATACTTGTAATAATGTGTGTGATTACTCCTAATTTTTTTACTTTTGTTGGAGGTGAAATATATATAGGTGTTGTAAAACCTAAAGTAGCAACATCAACTTCTGTTTCTGTTCCTAATGGAATAGTTCTAGATGAAAAATTAATTTGAGATAATTCTACTACACTTAAACTTGTCCAGTCAACGTAGTTGTCTGTGGTTTGTATTTCAAGAGATGGATTAAACAACATCATTATTTGTTCCATTACTTGTAATTTTTGTTCAGTGTTTGATGTCCAAATATCAGCATTCAATGTTAATGTGTATGGTGTTGGCATTAATCTTTCCACCGTGACATTTTTACCTTGTTCATTTATATATTCTTTACCAGCACTATCATATGCTCTTTCTCTAACATGAACTTTACTAATAAAACTAGAATCTGCTAAACGAGTTCTATCCATTTCTAAACCAGTAACATACACACCCATTCTAGGTACAGACGGTAATTTATTTTCTGAATTATCTCTTATAATGTGTGATACTTGTCTTGAAATATCTCCATACATAACAGGAATAGTTTTTAATCCACCATCTCCATCTTTGTATGAAAAATTACTCATCAGTCTAATTATTTGAGTAATATATCTTCTAATCTGTCCGTCGTAAAAAAATTGCATTAATTATCCGCCTTTGGTCTGAGTGCTTTTGATAAACTTTGTCTTTCAGTAACTGATTCACCAGCAATCGTTGAAGTTTTAGTATTGTTAACAAACGTACCTTTTTGTGTGCTTCGTGTGTCAGTGTTAGTTAGTGTCATACGTATGTTGTCTTCCATTTTTACCCAACGACTA